GAGAGGGCCTCGTTCTGCCCCTGTCGGTATTCATTTGACGCATAGAGCTGCACACCGGCGTTCAGCAAGCTGGATAGGTTTTGGCTGAACGGCGCCAGCGCCCGTGCCAGCTGCTCGCCTTGGTCATAGCCCTGCACGTTGGGCTTGGCCGCGGTGCTGACCAGACCGATGTTGTCGTTGGTGAGCCGCATTAACGCGGGCTCAGCTGGCCGCGCCGGCTGAATCAGGTTGGGCTGAACAAAGCTTGTGACCGGCCGTGCTGCCGGCTGGATTTGCCCGAGAGGAAGTTGATCGCGTGCCATTGCTTGTTAGCCCCCGTATTGGCGGATGCCGTCGGTCAAGTTGCCGACCACGCCGGCGCCGGCCTTGCCGCTTGATGTGAACTGCTGGAGGCCCTGCCAGACATTCAGGCCGCTATTGATGCCGCCCAGCACGGCGTTGCCCATGGTGAGGTTCGCGGCCATCTGGCTGGGCCCTGCCCCGGTGCTCGATGGCGGCGGTGGCATCACCAGCGTTGGCAGCGGCGCAAACGGCCGCACCGGGTCTTGATACGGCGCGGGGTCATAGAACTGCTGGCTGTTGTATTTGCTCAGGTAGTTCGCCACCAGTGACGCCTGTTCGCGGGTGTATTGGCGCTGCCGGAAGCCTTCGTTGATCTGTTGCAGCGCGCGGAAATCGCCCAACTGCCTGGAGTAGTCATTCACAAGGCGGTCGACGCTGGCGCCTTCCTGGCCGCCTGCCGCCACCTGTGACTGCGCCTTCATCGCCTGATGGGCGTATTGGTATGCAGAAACTGCATCCTGCGAGGCCTGCTCCCGGATGCCCTCGCTCAGCGCCTGCGCCTGCTGCGAGTAGTCATTCATCGCCGCCCCGCGTGTCAGCCGCACAACCTCCGCCTGGCGGTAGGCCTTCGTCAGCTCAAAGTTCCGTAGCTGATTGACGTAGCTGAGGTTCTGGTTGTAGTTGACCAGCTCAGCCCAGTAGCGATACCGCGCTTGGGAGTTGGCAATGCCGGCGTTGATCGCCGATGACCAGCGGGCGTACTTGTCGCTGACCTTCTGGTACTTCAGCGCGTCCTTGTAGTTCTGCCGCTGCTGGGCGGCCTGAGCGCTGGAGCCGAATAGCCCCAGGCCCATCTGGCCAAGCCCGAGGCCAAGCCCAATCGCGTCATCCCACCCAAATGCCATCAGTCCGCCTCCTTGAAGAAATACCGAAACAGCTGGGCGTAAGGCCCATGCGGTTGCGCGGGGTGGACGGTGAAGCCCAGAAACCGCAGCCAGGCAACCGACTCGGTGTTGGCTGCAAACACCCAGTTGTGCAGCAGCTTCCACTCGCTGAGCTGTTCATCCACCCACCGCCGGCCCCCGCGAAGGAATTGCCGGCGGTGGCTGCTGGTGGCGAGCAGCCCGTCGCTGCCAAGCAGCCAGATCTCTCCAGCGCCCGCATCAGGACACACGCCACACAGCCCCACCAAATCGCCGTCATCGCCCTCAATGCCGTGCCGCACCGAGCTCGCTTTCCAGCTGCGCCACATCGCCTCCCTGGCGCCGATGCCATCGCTGGCCTGGACTTCGCGCCGATCGGTGGCACGCAGCAAGCTGGCGAGCTGATCAACCTGGTCGTCCGTGGGGTCCATGAACCGCATCACATCGACCTCGCTTTTCCGGTGATCAACCCGATCCATTCGCAGGAGCTGAACTTGCAGGGCAGCGCGGAAGCGTTGTGAAGCTCGACGATGCAGTTCTCGCCCTTCGAGAGCACCGGGATCGTGAACACCCCCTCCTGGTAGCGCTTGTTTTCGGTGGCGGCGCTGAAGTTCCACGGCTGCACGCCAACAGCGCTATTGCGGCTTCCAAGCTGCACACCGCTGTATTTGTAAACAGCAGTGCTGCGTCGCTCAGCAAGCACATGGGCCTCGAAGTAGCCCGTTTCGTGGAATCGCAGTAGCGCTTTGCGCACCTGGGTGCGAAGGCTGTTAGAGGCTGCCTTGCCGCCACCTGCGTCGCGGTAGGTCTTAAACCGAGTGAATCGGTAGTGGAAGTCGTAGACCTCCCCGAAGAACACCGAGCTGGTGCTCCAGTCACCGCGAGCAGTGATCGAGCTGCCGCTGCTCGCCTCGCCAAGAAGCACGCCGCCATTAGCGGTGGCAAGCGAGCTCCATGCCTGCGTCTTTGCCTTGATCGTGTAAGGCAGTGTCCAGGTGGTAACGCCTGTGGTGGTGTTGTAAGCGCCGGCGGCGACACGGATTGCAGTCGGAGTGTCCGTGGTGGTGGACACCCAGCGATCGAGCAGCAGAGGCGTTGGCCTGGTCGCGCTTTCCGCTGTTTGATCGGCAATCGGCAGCTTCTCAAGCCACACCTCTGAGCCGTACTGCGTCAGCAGATACAAGGCCTCTTGAATCGCCAGGACTTGAAGCACCTTGTCGGCGCCACTCAGCTGCCAGTGACTCCAGCTGTTCTGCAGGCGCTCAATCCCTGAGCCGGTGTTCCGCAGGAAGAACTTCTGCACATAGACCCGGTTCTGGTATCCCGTGCGATCGCTGATCGCATACCAGCTATTGCTGGTGTTGTCGGTGGCGATACGGAACACGCCAGCGGGGACATAGGCGCTCACCTGCTGCGTCAGCTCTTGTGCGTCAGCTGTGATCGAGGTGCCGTTGCCGCGGATGCTGAACTCCCGGAACTTGGTCCAGTCGCCATCCGTCTGAGCAAAGACGATCCCATTGCCGACCTGGACGGGCCGGCAGCGGGTATCGATCTCGTACTGCGTGAGGATCGTCAGCTGCACGCTGGTCGACGTCAGCGCTGTGTCGCTGCTCGAGAGGCGGAACTGCGTCTGGTCCGAGAACAGCACCAGCTCGTCCTGGAATGGCACTGCGTACCGCAGCACGCTGACTCGGGTGCCGCTGGCCTTGATGTCAACCGGATCAGTCGCCAGGGTCGTGGTGACGGTTTCCGGGAAGAAATCAAAGAACTCCCCGGGACGGCTGAGCACCACGGCCTCGTCAGCCAGAACGCCAAAGCGGTTCTTGAAGACGAAGATGTCCTGAATCCCCTTGCCAATGAAGCTCGGGTCTGGCGCTGTCTCGTAATCGCCGCAGGTGCGGTCGCCCCAGCGCTTCAGCGTTAACCCGGTGGCAACGGTCGAGCCATCCATAGGGCCGAAATGGAATGTCCCATTCGGCTTGCGCACCAGTACATGGGGCATGGTGTCCGGCTTGATCCGGTATTCGGCGCCCGGCGCCACGGTTTCAACCCAGGCACCTTCGCCAAAGGTGCCCTGACCTGCGCGCGGCCTGAACTCAACGAAGTAGCCATCCCACTGGTTGCCCGGGTCGCCCGTGACTTCCACCTGATAGCCGTTGGGCGCAATCGTCGGGAGCTCGGTAAACGCCTGAACGCTGTTGGTGATCGCCGTGATGTCCGCGTTCGCGCGGGCGTCAGTTGCCTTGATCGTGATCGCACTGCTGCTTTTGAAATGCAGCACCGATCCGACTCGATCGATCGTCACGCCGCTCACGCCAGCAAGCGCGGTCTTGAGGTTTTCTGCGATCTCGGCCGCAGAGATCTTGACCTCAGTGGCGGTGCTGCCAACCACGATCACGGCAGCCGTTGCAGTCGTCACATCAACTGTCGTCCCGTTGAGTGAGACGGTGTATTTCTGCCCGTAGTTCGCCGCCTTGACCCACACCAGCGCTTCATGCGTTGCAGGGCGCGCAGTGGCCGGGGCCAGCAGGGTGCTGTCCATCGCCGGCAGCGCCTTGGTGTTGGAGATGAAGGTGTAGTCGCCAATCGACGCGGCCCGGATGTCGCTCTTGGCGCTGACGACGCTGCTCAGATAGCTGAACGCACCCGTCGCAGCGCTGACCGTGTACTCAGTGCCGGCCAGGTCAAACACCCGGATGGCGGTCTTGCTGATCACCGCCAGGTATTTCTCACTGCTGTCCCGCAGCACCGAATGGACAAACACGTCGCCCAGGTCCGTCAGGCTGATCCGCGCCAGTGACTGCGTCGGCTCACGCTTTCGCAATCCCTCTGATACAGAGGAGTAGCCGTTCATTTGGATTTCGCCCTGCGTTGGATCGCGCTGAGCATCTGGCTGCTGACTGATCCCTTGGAACAGGTTCGGGATCGCGTAGGAGAAGAGTTCAGCCAATGAGGTGTCCTCCTCCCGGTCCGCGCAACAGGCCAAAGCCAGGGCTGTAGGTCGGGAAGGGGCGCAGCCCAGGGCCGCCGGTCAGCAGGTTGTAGTGGTCGTTCTCGGCCTCCATTCGCAGCAGCTCATTCAGCGCTGCCTGCTCGTCGATGGCCGTGTACTTGAACAGGGCGTCCGAGCTCAGGACGCGGTCGCTAAAGACTCGTGCAGACCGGATCGTGATCCAGCGATTAAAAGGCTCAGGGCAGTCATCCCACGGCAGCAGGAACACCACATCTGCCAGCACTTGGGTGATGTCAGGACCCAGGATTGAGGTGCGCTTTTCACGGTCGTAAACCTTTTGCCCGCGCAGCTGAAAGCGCCCAGCCCACTGGTACGGATCAGGTGACCACCGCACCACGTTGGCCGGCACTGTGATCGTGTTGGTGGCGACGTCTTTGCTGAAGGGGTAGCTGGACTCAGTGTTCCAGGCCCAGCCTCTGGACTGCCCCTCCTTGTGAAACTCGAGCAGCGTCCGCTCAGCGATTCGCGCTTCCGCGACCTGCTCGTTTTCAAGCGTTTCCACCGGCGCTTCGCCGATGTTCTCGAGCAGCACGTTGACGGCCTCGAGAAGGCTGGTCCGCCCTGGCGTCAGTGACTGGTTGGCGGTGCCCATTGGCTCTGCGGGGCCGTAGACCTAACTGTACGAGGCGCACAAAAAAGGGGCCAGCCGTAGCCAGCCCCAGGCGATTTCCACTCGACCCCGAGGAGTCGAAGCGAGCTTAAGGGACGACGATCTTGTAGGCAGCCTCAGCGCGAAGCACGCCCATGCCGATGGCCTGGCGGGCCACCATCAGGGTTGCCTGCATCTGGACGTTCCAGTCGCCACTGGTGATCTGCAGAGAGGGGCTCATCAGGGTCACCACGCCGGCGGCTTCCTTGTTAAAGATCAGGCCGCGGCACTTCGACAGATCCTGCGCGTAGTCAGTGTTCTTGTCGCCGGTGACGTTGGTGTAAGCCGCCTGGGTGACGTGGTTCGACATCATGATGGGGATGCCGGCCACCTGCAGGGTCTTGCCGCTGGCGATGGTGCCGTTGCCGCCGCCGCCGTTGAAGTCGGCGTTGATCGCACGGCTCGACTGGGTGATGTAGTAATACTCCTCAGGGGAGAACACTGCATACATGCCTTCAACAGGCACATCCTTTTTGTCGAAGTTCACCCGAGCGGCGAAGATCGCATCCACCAGCTCGTCGCCCTTGGCCTGGTTGGTGGCCGCGGCGTAACCGGCAGAGAGGGTCTTGCCAGCGCCGATACGGCCAGCATTGCCAGCCTTGCCCAGGGGCTCGGTGACATTGGAGGCGGCGGCGAACAGGATGCGAGCCACACGTTTGTCGTACTCGTAGGCCAGGGCCCGACCGAGTTCAGTGGTGTAGATCTGGCGCACGTCGTAGTACGCCATCAGCTCGTCGATCTCTGCCACGGCAGCGTCGGCGATCATCAAGCCGTCGAGCTCAATGAGGCGCTCATTCAGGTCGGAAGGATTGTTGCCTTCGCCGAGAATCGGAACGCCGGGCGAGTGGTACCTCGCTGCCATTTTTCCGGTGATCGGGAAGGCAACGCTCTTCCCGCCTTTGATGTTGCGCTCGCGGGTTTTGCCCTTGAACACAGTGGTGCGCTCGAAGGCATCAAGCACTTCAGCGGCGCCGAGCTTGAGGAATAAGGCGCGGTCATCGCCCGTACCTTTGATTTGACCAAGCCGCTGAAGCGCGGCATCGGGAGGGGTAGCCATGGTGTTTCAAAGAAGAAGTGTTCGGCTGACTTCTTCCCCTCTGCACCGGGTTGTCTCCCTAGGGAGGCCCGTTCAGTTACGGGGGTGTAGAACTTGCCTCCCTGGAGATTAACTAGAACACGTCAGAAGCGTCCAACATCCGAATCACCTGCGCG